AGCTTCAGGTCTGTCAGAGACGCAAAACGACGACCCTCTTCTACAAGCTCTCCAAGCATCTGATGCAGAACATTGGACGGCTCTTTGTAGGGCAGGAACGTGATGTTGTCCTTGATGGCTCCGCCGGGGACATCAACGTCGCGGAACTCTCCCGGCATAATCGGAGCATCATCACCCTTAATCCTGAGGCCGCGAGACTTCAAGCCTCCCGGAAGGTTAGCGAGTGTACCGGCATCGATAAGCTGGCGCATAAGAGAGGTCGCGCTTTTCGCGATGCCGCCAATAAGATGTATCAGGCCAAAGCCATAGAAGCCGAGACCCGGCATGTACTGATAATGCACAAAGTGCATACGCTTGGTCTTCTGCTCGTCGTCCTCGTACCAATTACGGCGTATGGAAAGCACCTCATTTGTTGACCGCAAAATGGTTACAACATATGGCAGCGCAATCTCAGTTGGCTCTCCATCCGCCCCGACATCCTCGAAGCCGGGAAGATCAAGATCAACATGCATTTCAAGAACCTGATGGCGCGTATCTGAACTGCCGGTAGAGCTTTCGCCTTCTAGCTCGTCATACTTTTCCTGAATGTCCGTGTCGTATACAGGCGCATTACCAATCTTCACATCGCGGTAAAGGCCAGCTACCTGTAATTTCCTGATCTCATTTGATGTCTTCCGCATGACGTGCGTGTAGCGCTCTGCCGTAAGGAGATCAGAAGCGCCATAGCTAACGATAAAGTCTTCTGCGGGAACGAAGGAAGTGCATATGCGCCCCATCGCTGCATCGTAATAAACTTTTTTGAAGGCAGAACCGGCAAGGGGCAAGCTAAACAGCAACTGCTCCATTTCCGGCCTGTACTCAGTCATCCTCTCGGTCAAAAGAAAATTCATGTAGTCCCGGACCCGGTGGGACTGCTTTTCTTTTTCATCGGTCATTTTGCCGAGAATTTTTGTTTTCACAGGGCCAGATGCAGGGAATACCTCCATAATTGCCTGAGACTGAAAGCGAACAACCGATTCTGTAAGAATGGGATGATAAACACCGCAAGCACCCGGCCACGGTGTGGTTCGATCATCTATGTTTAAGCCAAGTAGATCAAGACCCTCTACATACGTCTGCGCCCAATCTGAGCGAGAATCCCTGTCAGATTGAAAATCTCCCAGAAGATCAGAACAAAGAGACCGAAGTTCATCTTCCTCCATGTACTCAGCAAGGTTTGAGTCATGCCCGTCTGGCTCAAGAATGCTGGCCTGAGGGTCAAAATCAATGACGACACCGCCATCTTCTGTTGAAATAGCAACGGCCTCTGGGTTTACAATGGCAACCTCTACTTCCTGAGCGCCATTGTCAGGGTCCATTAATTCAATTTCAGTCTCTTCAAGTCTTTTCTCAATAGCCATTAATGTTTTCCCTACAGAACACCCAAGTGCTTAACCCGCAAAAACTTCAAAAAATCCACCCCAGACTCAACATCATGGAAAACATTTACCATACCGGGGTCCGTATCCTCTTTGTACGGGTCAATAATGGTAAGAACCGCAGATGAAATTCTGCCATCACTCAAGCCTAATGCATCTGCGTACTCATCATATACTTTGTATGATCCTACACGAAGAGCATGAGATATACGACCAGAAAGAGGGTTTTTAAGTATTTGATACCCGCTTACATGCTTGTGACCCGCGATGACAATATGATCAGTCACACCTTTTTGCACAGCTTTTGAGGGACCATGAGCGGAGTTCCACATTGAATGTCCGGGCCAATCGTGTCGCGCATTAACCACAACTTCCGCCCCATTCGGAAACCTGAGGGCAATGCGAGCGCCGTGGGCCTCGTACACACCAGCCTGCCCCCGCACCATCCATTTTACAGGGTCTCCATTTCCAACCCATAAATCATGGTTACCACCTATGATGTACAACCACTCAATACTTGTCATCAACCACTCAACCAGCTTCCAAGTCTCAGCCTCGGTCGTTGTCTGGTAAGCATGAAGGCGGGCCAGACGACCAACCCAGTGGTTAGCCATATCGCCCACATTAGCGCCGAATAGACCTTCGGTTTCCCTGACAAGCTCAACATGGCGCTCCAGAAGGGAAATATCTGTTCCGGGGTCATCGACATGGTTGTCCCCCATATGGAGGATACCTATTGGACCGTCAATCTTAACTTTACAGGATATTAGCTTCCTTGATTCTTTTGCCTTATGCGTTCGGTTAAACTCTTTTCTGCGCCGTTCTTTTATTTCATCAAGGTCCGCAACTTCGTCAAAAAGCTCAGAATCAATCTCGAATGGTTGAGTGCGAGACCTATCTGCAAGGCGCTCCACCTTACCTCCAACCAGTTTCTCATACTTCTCTATTCGCCTTGTGAGGCTTCTTGCGCTGATACCTGACTGCTCGGCAAATGCACGTTGAGACATATTGGATGCCCTGTATGCATCCATCCAAAGCTCAAGCTCTTCAAAGGACATTTCGTCTAATCTTTTACTCAATAGTAATCTGCCTTCATGCGGGGGATGAAGTCATCCTCTTCATCAGAAGAAACGCGCACAAAGCCACCCTGCCTGAACCTAAGTAAAGCCTGAGTGCTGCTATCGACCAAGTCATCGTGCTCCCCGACAGGAAAAGCCGCGAACTCTTCTATTACTTCCTCTGCCCATGAAGTTGGTGGTGCCCAAACAACGCCAGAGGCAAAAAGATCACTGACTGCGTTTACGCGGGCTATTTTGTCGTTCCCGCGAGACGGCGTGAATTCTCCTATAGGCATTCCCATCTGTCTTAATTCAAAGATCAACGGCGTTCCAGCGGCCTTTGCTTCCACGATACAGGCGTCAGGTTCCCACTCGTTATATGTTTTATATGCTACGCTCTTGAGTTCAGGGAATTCCATTCTGTCTTTGAAGGCGTCAAGAAGGATGATATTTGCCCCGTCATCCTCGTCATAGAAAACGCCCCACGTTGTACAGGCTGAGTAGTCGGCACGCTCATGCTTCAGAAAAGCTGTATCCCAAGACTGGATAACAAACTCACAAGAGGGCGGGGACTTGCGGTCCCATTCCCGCCACCACTCGCGCTTGATGATTGCGTTCTCTTCAGCAGTCGGGTCTTGCTGGTACTGGGCAGACCACTTTGAAGCAGGAAGTTCCGCCTTCAGCTTTTCAAGCTCATCCTTTGACCAGAACTCGGGCCACAGCGGATTGCCAGACGGCATGATCGCGGGAAGCTGGATCACCTCCCACTCATCACTGCCGTCTCTGTGATGGGATGCTTTTAATATTTGACCAGCCAGATCACGTTGATGCCAGCGTGTCATCACGATTACGATTGCGCCTCCCGGCTGTAACCGCTGTCGTGGACCTGACGTGTACCACTCATACACCGGGTCAAACACAGATGCGTCCGGTGAACGCGCTTCCTGTTCACTGTGCGGGTCATCGATGATAAGGAGGTCAGCGCCCTTACCGGTCACGGCACCGCCGACACCGATAGCGAAGTATTCTCCACCCTTGTTGGTATTCCAGCGACCGGCAGCTTTCGAGTCCTGACGCAGAGACACATCCTTAAAGACTGACTTGAAGTCGTCATCGCCAACGAGGTTTCGGACTTTACGACCAAACCCCACGGCGAGTTCAGCAGTATGCGCTGTTTGAATAACTTTCTTTTCGGGGTATCGACCCAAGAACCATGCTGGCAGCAGGTAACTGGCAAATTCACTTTTGGTATGACGCGGAGGCATATTAATGATCAGGCGCTTGAGATCGCCATTGCACACGCGCTCGAACGCATTCGCCATAATTCCATGATGGCTGCCACCTATAAATGCGGGCCACATCTGGCGCACGAACTTTAAGAACTCGCTTTGAGCCTCCTCACGCTTTGTTGCCGAATCCAAGTCCTGCAACAGCTTGAGTATCTCTGCCTGCTCCTCATGCGGAAGAGAAGCTACTTGGCTCAAGTAGTTTTGAAGTTGTGCGTCCACTTAACACCCTCCCGGAAAGGAAAGGACGCAAGAAGCGCCCTTTCCCGGTGCGTAAAGGGGAATTGCACGGGTATCGGGCATCCCGGCACCGGCCCACCATAAAGATGGAACGGTCATATAATATATAAAAGACTAGAAAATTCAATGCCCAAGAAGACCGTTAACTTTGTTGTTTCTAAAACTTACCTACTTCATTTCCTATTGCGTGCCACCCGTCCCGTTTTGTTCGAGCAAAAACCTCCAAATAGGGACCGTCAAATAATGCCTCTATCCGGTCGTAAACCTCATCTGGCTTGCGAGAATGCTCTCTCACCTTCGATACCAGTAACTGCCTAACAGACTTCGATTTCCTTTCAAGGGGCTTCCCCTTCGTGGCAAGTAAACACATCTCCGGGTTGGCGCGGGTGTAATAACCGGTACCCATATGCTCTTTGCCGTGCTTACTTTCCTTTACCCAAGTAAATGCGACGGTCTTGTAAGTGAAGCCCATTTCGCGGATAAGCTCTAACCCCGCTTCCAGCATTGGGTCTGTCACCCAAAGAAAAAGAGCGGCATTATTAGCAGTTGAAATGCCCTCCACAATCTCAACGATCTTGTCGAGGTCGAGCGTCCGATAATGTTTATCAGCGCTCTTGCCCAAGCCTTTTTGGGAAAAGACCTGAAACCGCCAAGGTGGATCACAAAGGATGACTTTATAGGGGTTTGCACCCTCAGAATTCTCCATGCGCGATTTATTCGTATTTAAACATAGAGAAGTTGGAATTTTTCCACTCATATGCGAGTTCGATATCTTGAGGGTCATTTCGGTCGTACCTGCCCCAGCTATCAATAAGGACTTCACCGCTATCGATCAGTTCTTTAAGGCTTTTCCCAGAACCCCCGCAACGGGACGGTTGATGGTATTGCCTGTAGGAGGGAGACGACGCTGGGGCGTTAACGTACATCCACCCGGCCACATCAGCCCAGCCCACTACCAGAAAGGCTGGCACATTCTTTTTTTCCGACAGTTCTATGAGGGTGTCGCACTTCGCCTTCGAGAGCTTGTAGGTCGGGTAGTCCCCGTATTCGGGTTTTCTTTTCTTGACCTCAACCAGCGCAAGCATCTCCTTGCTCGGCAACCGGATCGCTCCCGTTGTGGGGAGTGTGATGTAGGAAGGCCGCTTCATCACGAAATCATAGGGGGCAGTCTTTCCTGTCTGTTCAAATAATACCTCCCCCCTCAGAATCCGCCCATCCTCGCCAGTCTCCCCGCTGTCCTGCTCCCACACTGCGAACTGCCCATGAAATGAATTAATGATACTGACTTCATGCCTCGCATCATTAGCTGTCTGGTACAGTGGCCTCACGGCGTTCCCCTCACGGAGGTTCTGAACGATGCCCAGACCTCAGGCGGGTAAATGCTCCGCGCACGACCCGGAGGGGTGTAAAGAAATCCATTATCCGTGAGTGAACGTATAATACGATGCGCGTTCGACGTGGATGTTTCTAACTCGTTAGCCACGTCCCTATAGGATGGTGAGTACTCATTTTCCCGCCAAAATTTTCTCACGAAACTCAGAGCCTGTTGTTGTCGCTTGGTCAAACCAATCACCCCTTAACTGTAAAATATAAACGGGCTTGCCACTGGTAACCGCCCAGCCTATCTCCTCAGCAACGCCGGGACTGTCTCGCCACCCCTCAAGGGCAGCAACTGCCAACACATCCATATTTTTAAAAAACTCGGCGTCACGCCTCATCCACCATTCTTTCGGACGCTCAGGGATAACCCTTTCCATGCCCCGTCCATAGACGATAGGTGAGAACGCCCATATACCCTTCTCCAGAAGCCAGTCAGTAAATATGGTTACTTGGGTAGCCCGAAGGTCAGAGACCCCCTTAGAGACGCCCCCAGCGGGCTGGAAGGGCAGTTGAGACATATAGGGGGAGGCCAGATACACCATCTTGTTACGGCATTCCGACGCAAAGCGGAAAAAATCCCCATCCGGGTCCTTTTTCAGGTCACGGTAGATACTAAAATTCGGAAACGGCAAGCGCGTGTTGGTGAGAATGTCCCTCATCTACGAATCCAAAAATTCCGGCAGACCAATGCGCGTTCGTATGACGTCAATTTGTGCGCTGTACTTACGCTTGGCCCGTTCGAGGTCCAACCTTGCAGCTTTGTAGTCTGCCATTGCTTGCCTAAAAACTTTTTCTTTAAGCCGTTTTTCTTCTTCGTTTGGAATGTGCCGGATGTCGGCCTCACACAGCAGCGCTTCCGCAAAACCTATTCCCGGCTCCTGCCGTTTTCGGATATCTCTGGGGGAATCAAATAATCTCATCTACCCTGCCCCCTGTATTTTTTAAAATTCAGCTTTTGCTGAAAGCTCTTTGGTCTGGTCCTAACGCTCGACCCTATGGTCGTCTTCTTTTTGATCTTATCTTTGGGACCTTGGTTTGTTTTCTTAGCCAATTTCACCCCCATGTGAACAAAATCTGAACGCACTGGAAGCCTTATACTAGACTAGAATAGCTAGGTCTATACTAATTTACTAAAATATAGGCTAGAACTAGCTCTAGGCTAGAACTAGCTCTAGACTAGTACTAGAATCTATGCTAGAACTAGCTAGTTCTTAATTTTCCTCCCTGTGACTAACCACAGTGAAGCCTCCGAGGGTATTCATAAGTGGTTTCTCGCAACTAGGGGGTCCCGTGCCCACCGTAAGGTGGGATAAGCCTCGTGGGACCCCCTATTTTTTCGCAAAATATATACTCCGCACCCTTGGTAGGGACCCAAAAAGGGGTACCCCCTCTTCGCTGTGAAAATTCTGTGGTTATTTGTGCAGATTAGTGTGTATAGCCGCCCGGTCGCGCTCGACACATAGGGTGCCCCCCGGTCCCCACCCCCGGCCCCGACGCCGATAGTGTGGCTAGGCAGGCCTACCCCCGAGGGCCTTTTTCCCAGCGCCACATCGCCGGGTTAATTTTAACCTGACGGCGCACTGCCTGACTTAGGCGCTGCGCTTTGGCTTCAGTCGTGGCCGCCCAGCAGGGCCGTCAGACGTGCTTGCAGTTCTGTCCGCAATTCGTCTGGCGTCCGCTCCGCATTGTCGGTTTCAATTCGCTCGACGAACAGTCCCACGTCGTGGGTCTTCCCGAGCAGTTCGAGGGCACGCACTCGGGCGCTGTCGCTTTCCGCATTCACCGCTTCATGCTCAAGCCGCTCCAGCACCAGCCGTCTCCGAGAGAGCGCCGATGCTTGTGCAGCACGCTCTACGCTCACCTGATGGGCATGCAGTCTCCGGGATATCTCTGGGTGCCCAGCCAACCGCCACGCCTCCGTATCTATCGCGCTCCGCTTCATCCCCTCCGCATCATAGGCCGCGCAGTATGCGTCGTACTGCGACTGCCCTCTGATCAGTCCGGCGAGGAACGCCTCCTGCTTCCCCGTCAGCTTCCGCCGTTTGCTTGCCGTCGCACTCTTGCCTCCATCGACAACCGTCAATTTTGGCGCGTCGTCGCCCGGTTTATTTTCGTCCGCCATGCTCAACCCTTCGCACTCAAGTTAAAATTAACCCGTCAGAATGTACGTTTTCTGCGGGTTTCCAGCAATGTGAAGAAAATCTCACAATATCTCATTTAATGGGTTGCGTTTGTGTGCAGAGTGTGGGATAAGATGCTCACGGTCATCGCGAGACCCAAACAACGCGCACCAACTGAGGCGGGAGATACTCCCTAGCCCAGTCGCCGGGTGGCAAAGGCCACCGGATACCCAGAGCAAGCTGGGGGTCACCCGGAGAGACAGGCAGGCAAGCACCACGCACTCACCCCTGAGGGGCCGGAAGGTAAAGTCGAACCGAGAGCAGGCGCAGGGTTGAAAGTGTCCGGTGCTATTGCTGCACCGCTGATGAGCGCAATCCTGCGCCTTGGGCCAAGCATGGCCGAAACACATTCACTGAGGAGTGACACCATGACCAACATTTTCTTCGACGCCGCCCACACCGAAATCGTCACCGCCAAGCGTAAGGAAGAGGCCATTGCAGACTTCCGCAATGAGCAGAACGTCGAACCAAACAAGCTTTTCGCAATCGCTCATTTGTCAGTGGTTGCCAAGTCGCTGCGCCTTGACGAGAAGAACTTCAAGGGCCGCAAGGCAATCGCTGGATCGTTTCGCCAGATGATCATGGACGCTGGTGTGAAAGAGGCAAAGGCGAAGCTTCTCGCGGAGAACGCCATTAAATTCGCCAAGCACGGCGAATTCGGCAACGCAGTCGAAGCCGCCACACGCCACAACAGCACCGGAGACTTCGCTCAGGAAATTGGCGCGACGTTTGCTGCGCTTGAGATCACCACCCAGTCCAAGCTGGTCAAGCTGCTCAATCCCAAAGAGGAGCAGGCAGCCGCGCAGAAGCTGGCAATCGCCGCGCTCAAGGCAGCGGGTGCGAAGGCTCGCGAAATCAAGGTGACCGCAAAGCAGGTATCGACCGGCACCGTCGCGGACGATGACGCCGCGCAGGTACTGCTCGACGCCGTCGCCTTGATCCTGCCGGGTGCGGCAGACGTTGCGGCCACGCTGGTGGACGCCATCAACAGCGCGGAAGAAGCCGCGTAGTCCCTACTGACGAGACCCGGTTGGTAACCGGGCGAAACCGCCGGAAGGCGGTCTGGGGAAACCAAATCAAGTTCAAGCTAAAATTAACCCGAGAGGTGACACATGACTGAATACAAGCAGCCGCAGGGCGTGGACAGCCGCGCTCCGATATGCGGGCCCACAAGCGTTGCGGTGCTTGCTGGCATTAGCTTGCACCAATCGATGAACAACATCCGCAAGCTGTGCGGGTACGGCCCCAAGTGGAAGGGCGGGACGAAAAACCCGCGCTTCGGCAGCATCCGAGACCCTCAAAGTGGTGACCTGTTCAAGGCGCTCGACAATGTGGGTCTCAACCCGCGCATCGATAACGATATAAATGAGCGGTTGTCTCGCTGCACGTTTCAGAGTGCGGTGCGGGCGTTGCCTAAGGACGGCGCTTATATGCTGATTACTGGCGGCCACGCTCAAGCATACGTTGACGGCTTGGTCTTCGATCAAAGCACAAAGCCAGAAGGCGATGCCCCGGCGGAGTACTGGGGCCGTCGCAAGAAGGTCTTCCTTGTAGTCACGGTGGACCGCAAGCCCCACAAGACCGCGCCCAAGAGGAGCGGCAAGGTTCAACTCACAATCAAGAACGGGAAGGTGACATTGTTATGAAGTTCGCTAGCAAAGCCGAGGAGCGCCGGTTCAACGCGCTCAAACGCCGCTCGCCTGTAGCGTCATCGCTGCAAGCTGGGCAGTTCCAGCAGAAGAAGGTCGCGCCGCGCAAGGGGCGCGGGTCTTTCCGCCGCCATCTCAAACACAAGGGAGCAGTGCGATGACACAATACGACGAGATCAATTGGGAGATGATGGGAGAAGTTTACAAGATGCAAGATGCAGGGATCACAATAGATGATCCGACACTCCAGAAAATGCTGTCGGGCAAGCGCACCACGCTCGAAGAA